TGGTCGGCATCTTCGCCGTAGCCACGAACGCCTTTGCCTTCTCCACAATCTGCGGGCCGGCGAGCAGATAGACGGCGAACGCCACGAGCAACGCTGTAATCACGCGGAAGCCCTCACGAGCGGCAGTAAGGATTCAATGGCACCAGATGCCAGGGCGAGAACGAACGCCCGCAGGGCAGGACGCAGGATTGCCCAGAACGGCCACGCCACCAGCGGCAGGCACGACACGGCAATCATGTCGAAGAGCGACGCTACCGCAGCGAGTGCGATAGCCTTCTTCTCCGGCCCGGAGATCGACGTCGTGGCGTCCAGCGTCTCGACGCACAGCCGCAGCAAAGCGACCAGCAGAGACCCGAACTCAACCCACGTCAGACCGTCACGGGCCACGACTTTAGCGGTGGTCAGGAACGCACTCACCTTGTGCTCGATGTCGAGGAAAGGGTGTGCGGCAGCAAGCGGTGCGTCAGTGACCATGCCGCCAGACTAGGGCGGCTGGGCGGAATCCTAGACCGGCTCTGCCCGTTCCTGCTCACGGTGCAAAACGAGCGCAATCGCCGCATAGCAGGCGATGTCCTTCAGCGTGTCTTCGACGCCGTCAAACTCGCAGCGACCACGGCGGAAGAACGCCTTGAGCCGGTGCATCTTGTCCGAGATTCGCAGGATGCAGCCCGCCCACGCTGGCATATTCACGACGTCGGCACTGTTGCGGATGTTGCTCAATGCGTCTTCGTCAACGCCGTAGTCCATCGTCTTCCGCAGGTGCAGCGTCCGCAGTTCGTCGAGCACGGCGAGAAACTCCCGAGAGCCTGGGCGGATGTCGTCGTGTTCATCGGCAAGGATGCTGTCACCCGTCCACCGGATGTCGTCCGGTGCGGCTTCCATCTCTCGTTGCCCCTGCAAGATCCAATCCGGCGGCACCGACTCCTCTCGCTCGGCGGCGTACTTCTCAGCGCTCTCCCTGGTCATCTCCTGCCACCGCCCTGGCGCTTCCTCGACGATAGCTGTGGCAGAGTGGCACTTGCCGCCGTCGCAGCATCCGCCGGCCAGGCGGGTCTCAACCGCTGCCCGCAGCGCGGCGTTGGACGATTCGAGATCTGTAAGAAATTCTTGCATCTTTTTCCTTTCAATTAGCAATCTTGCGACGTCGGCAGCCAGAGCACCTGCTGTGCCCGTCCACTGCCCCTGATAGCGATACGCTCGCTGGCGTGCGTCGGCGATGTACTCGTCAGTCAATTCGTAGTCCATGCGTCAAGCCCTCACGCCTGCGACGTGCATGGACGACAGCCCGCCGGCGTGGTCGTAGAAGAACGTCTCCATTGCCTGCCGTGAGCCGATGAATCCGTTGACGCTGTGCCAATCGTCGGGCGGGCAGAGAGCCGGTGCCGTGCGAACAATCACGCCGTCGAGCGTCTCAATCGGTCGCTGCCACTCCGCAGCCTGCGAGTGGAAATGCCCAGTGTGCCACTCCCGATACGGGCACTCGCTCCACAGGCGAGACGCTTCCAACGCCATGATCTGCGGAAGTTTCCGTTTCGCGCGGTGCCCGTGAACAAAGCCCAGTAGCGTTTTTCCCCAGTGCAGGTATTGCCTGCCTGTGAAGTCTGGCTTGATGGTCACTCGTTTGTGACCACGGAACCGCTCTTGCATGATCCGCTGAAACGTCCACGTCAGCACCTCGTCGTGGTTGCCGTTGACGATCACAACGTCGGTCGGCACGGTCTCCGACGATTGCGAGATGAGAGCGAGCAGCGTGTTGCACCCGACTTCGATCATCTTCTGGAGACGCCCGTCACGCTCCAGAGGTGTACCACTTGTGGTACTCCCGTCCGGTCGGTCGTAATGGAACAAATCGCCAACGAAGGCAATCGTGCGTCTGGTTGGATTGTGGGAATTCCCCACCGACAGCAGTTGCGTGCCAGTGTCTCCCACCAGGCGGGCGGCGTGGTCAAGGTCGTAGTCATCGCCGCCGGTCGTCTTGCCCCATGCGTACTTGCCGAAGTGCGGATCAGCGACGACGAGCACCTGCCACAAGCCATCTCGCTTCGGTGCCTTGACAACCTTGGTCAAAGGGCGGCGAATGTCCTTCTTCGCAGCGTCAATCATCGCTGCCACGACTTCCCGAGTTGTCGGCCCGCCTTTCGGCTTGAGTCTGACGAACACACGGTGCAACTCAATGGAGCCGCCTTCGCCGTCGCCACATTCCCACTTGGTCGCTTCAGATGCAGCGACTTCAAAACGATCAAGGTCGGCTTCGATGTGCTTCAGCAGATCCTCGACGGTCTTAATGCGGCGGCTCGTGGAGCGTGCTTCAAGCGTGTCGCCGTTCTGCGACTGCGTCACCTGCTCTGCGTCGGCGGCTGGCTTCGGCGGCGGCAACTTCGCCTTGATCCTGTCCGCTATTTTCTTCGCAGCCATTCAGATAGCTCCTTCTCTGAGACAATGTGCCACCCGCTTGCAGCCGCCTCTTCTCTCAGTGCTCGTGCGACGGACGCCGATGATGCGGAGCCATAGCCGCCCGCTTGGAACCGCCTGCGGATCTCAAGCACGCCGGCCCGGTCGTCATCGCTTAGACGATCCATCCACGTCGCCGGCTTGGCTGGCTTCACTCTCTCAGCTACGGCGTCGGCTAGTGCGACGCTTCGGCTTTTCGTCTTCACGCGGCGGCTCCTTCTTCTCAAGGTGTATCCACCCGTCATCGTCAGGGATGCCGCCGCCGACGTGCTCCTCGTCGTCGTCGTCGAGGTCAGGCGGCAGGATCACCGCCTCGGTCTTCGGCTTGGCTCTGGCGCGTCCCATGCCACCTAGCGTGGCAGGCGTGTCAAGCGGATGGAGCCTTGCCCCACTTGCCCGCCGGGCACTCTTGGTCGGCCCACGAAAGCTTGCTGACGTAGCCCGCCGCCCGTGCCACCGGGCACCCGCACAGGTTGCAGGCGTCGTTTTGCAGGTGCTCGCACGTCAGACAGATGTCGTGCCGCCGGATGATCTCTTCGTCGCTCGCCATGGGCATCCCGGCGGCGACGTGCGAGACGGCGGCGGAGGCGAAGTTGCGGACCTTTTCGAGGAACGAGGGAGCGTCGTGGCGGGTGAGGTCGGGTGCGTGGAGTGGCTCTGAGATTGTGCGCGGTGGTGCCGGGCAAGACCGTTGAGACCCGCAGAAAACGTCCTCAACGCCGCAGACAGCGCAGCGGCCGGTGGCTTGGTCGCAATGGCACAACCCAGTCATTGCTGAACACCGTTTATCAGGAGATCAAAATAGGACACCTGATTGTTTGATTCATAGCCTGAAATAGTTGCACCAGAGAACGCGCTGAAACAGACGCCCGATGTAAATGGCCCAGTCACAACATCGTCGCCGGATGGCATTCCAGTGATTGCGTGGTATGAGGTTTTGACCTGCACGGAAGGCGTTCCAACCGTAGCCCACGAGACCCAAGAGTTAGGGTCGTACCAGCTTGTGAACTCAGACGTGTCGAGGTACATGATCTCCCACTCAAGCGAAGCAGCGCAGGTAGAGTACGATCCTGAGTGGTATTGATAAGGCCGCCACGGCTTGAGAGTGACTATCGCGTTCATGCCGCCGACTCCTACAGGCAGCCTTTGAGCCGTCTGCGGGTTTCCGTATCGCCAATGCGGACACGTCGCGGACACAAGCGGATCGACGTTTGTTAGCGTAATTGTTCCGCTCACAGACTTCTGCCTTGTCCTGATCTGCCCAGTGTCAGTCAGCCCGCCGAACGGCCCTGGTTCTGTTATTGGCTGGATCATTGAGTACCAGCCCGAGATCGTGACATTGATGAATCTTGGGTAAGTCGCAGCGCCGTCACCGCACAGGCACCAGCACCAACTACAATTAGACCCAGACTTTGGGTTGCATCCATCATTGCAGCACAAGCACGGATTCGGGCTGCACGTCGTCCCCACGCCCTTGAACGTCTTCCCCGTCCCTTGGCACTGGCACTGCGGCTTGACGCTGCACGTCGTGCCCTCGCAGCACGCGCCTGCCTTGCAGGCTTGAAGGCACTCGGCCTCGGTGGTGTAGGACTGCTGGGTAGTGTATTGGTATCTGCCGTCGGTGGGTCGCACTTGCACGCAGGTCATTGAGGAACCCCGGCGATTGAAAGTTTGAATCGAAACCCTACCGGATTCATTGGATCTGCTGCATAGTTGCCATTGGGCAGCAGCACAGGCGAGGAATACTCACCATTTCGCAGGTTACACGGAGATGCGCTCAATCCAATTCCGCCCGTTATGTGCGTGCCAGAAAGAAAAACATCGGGTGGCGTACGCCAACGACCGTCTTCTGGATACTCGTACAACGTAACAACTATGCCGCCCGGAATTGTTGTCACCCACATCTGACAGCAAGCCTGTACGCCCGATGGATGAGTCATTACATATTGGCCGTTGGGCGAAGGGTTGAATAGTTGTGTGTTATCTGAAACGAACTCCGTGACTAAAAGAGAGACAGACGCCAGCCCGCAGTCGCACGACAAGCAATACCACCCACCGCAGCACCCGCAGTTCTCTGCGATCTTGCCGTCCTTGACGATCAGGGAGCCGTTTTTTGTGGCGAGTGTCATGTGCAAGCCGTGGTATCAATCCACGCCAATCCGCCGTTGGCGGCATGC